CATTCTCTATAGACAAGAAGTAAGCTTCAAGGTGCCAGATGAGATGCTTCACTTCGCCTTGGCTAAATTGGACTTTCAACCTGATCTGGTTATCTTGGACAGTGCCGGTCACATGGGATTGATTGAGTTTAAATACTTGATGGAGCGCGTAGAACCTGGCTTCTATTTGGCTTTGGATGATACCAACCATGTCAAGCATTACCATACTTGCGAGAGTCTTAAGACAGTCGATTGTGAGCTAATCTGGCAGACTGAACAGGGCTTTGGTTCTCGAATCTACTACATCAAATGAGATACGCCCTAACGATAGTTTACAACGCTAAGCACCATCTGCTTCATAATGGCTTTGCTGAAAAGATGGTTCAGATGTTTGACAAGTGGGTGATAATCGAAGGCTTCAGCAGAAACGGTGGTTCTACAGAGTGGTGTACAAGCATCAGACCGCCACATCAGTCTACGGATGGCACTATCGAGACTTGTCAAGATTTGGCAAGTCAATATCCGACCAAAGTCATATTCCATACATCGGCTCAAGGTTATGCTTCCAAGGATGAACAGGTTAATGTCGGTATAGCCTACCTACAAGGTTCGCCCGATGGATGGCTTTGGCAGGTGGATTCCGATGAGCAGTGGACTGAACAGGACTTGACCGAGGCTGAAAGTATGCTTGAAATAGGCTCGAATGTAGCTGGAGGCTTTCAGTTTTATCATTATCTTTGCAAGGATAGTGATGGCAAGCAGTTGGTGGGGAAAGGATCTTGGGGCGATAACATCGTAGCGCGATTGTGGTGGTGGCATGGTCAGAAGTTTAAGACCCATGAACCTGCAATCATGCACGGACAGGATGGCATCAAGTTCCTACCGCAGAAATTTCATCATTACTCTTATGTATTCGAGCAAGATGTGGAATTCAAAAGCAAGTATTACAAAGGCTACAGACCAGTTCTATCCAATTGGAGAATGCTCCAACAGAAGCGGTTCAATTACCCTATACCTGCCAAGACATTGCTCGGAAGCGGCACATCGGTTGACCTCACTAACTCTTATATAACTACGCTATGAAAGGATGTTCATCATGCGGTGGCTCAAAGCCAAGGACTAGACCTAAACCGCCCACTAAACCAAAACCCTAATGCTAACAGCTGAGCAGTTATCCTATTTGGTCGATGAAATTACATCGATCCGCAACAAAGGGAATAAATCAAGAGGCATTTCATTACTTCGCCAAGATGAGGAAGTAACACCGAATATACCTGATTTCTTCCCAGGCTATGTGTTATCCGTGAAATGGCTTGACCAGATACGGATACATGCTCAGAAGGGAGTGTTTCCAGGGTTATTGTTTGCTAAGAATGCGCCGAACCAAACCCCCAAGGAGTTCGAATATGTTCGCGCCAACTTCAAGCAGACTACCTTACAAGTCTTCAAAGACATGGTCGACACTTATGGCCGTGCCTATCATGAGAATAATTGGTCCATCAGTTACACCCCCGATGCGGATCAATATGTGAATACCGATACGACTTTAGCCAAGTACCTTGATCAGGACTTTCCTGAGTATGGCTCCTTGGATAACTTCGTGTTTACGTTCCTGCCTCCATTGAAACTGATGGATGCAATGGGAGTCGTGGCGGTTATGCCTTATGAACTGGATACCGTTGAAATCGAAGGCGAGGAAGTGCTAAACCCCGATGAGTTGGTTGAGCCTTACACCAAGTTCTACCATACCACCAGAGTCCTTGCATTCGATGAGGAATTTGCCATCATAGAAAGTGATGAACGCTCCAAGGTTGAATACAACAACAAGGAGGTGATGGATGGAATCGTTTATCTGATATTCGATGATGAGTGGATATACAAAGCTGTCCAAGTTGGCAAGAAGGTAGACTATCAGTTCGAGCTGGTGCCATACTTCAACCACGCCACAGGTATGGTACCTGTCAAGCGTGTTGATGGTATTTCGATTCAAATCGATGAGGTGATGATGCAGCAATCTCCGTTTCTTTACGCTACGGATGTATTAGATGAGGTTCTTTTGGATGCTGCCTTACTTCGTGGAATCAAGCCTACCTGCACCTATCCATACCGGGTGATGATTGGTGACCCTTGCCAATTCCAGATAAGAGTGGATGGCGAGAATCTGACTTGTGATGGTGGATTCCATTACCGAATGGATGGTTCCAAGACTATCTGCTCCGAGTGTAGCGGTTCAGGTCTTAAGGACAGGATCAGTCCTTATGGCACCTTGCTTATCAAGCCTCAGACCAATACTTCCCAAGGCGATAACATCAGTCCTGATTCGGCTATTTTCTATGCTGCACCATCGACTGAAACGCCAAGGTTTTTGCGTGAAGAGATTGCCTATAACATGAACCAAGCCTATGAGATTCTACACCTCAAGAAAACCAATAACAAGGTCCAAGGCGGCGAAGGCATCACAGCAACAGAGGCGGCATCAGACCAAAAGGCACTTATCGCTGGAATCAAACAGAACTGTATGCAGCTCTTTGATATGTATGAGTGGTGCGTTAACATGGTTGGATTGATGCGCTATGGCGAGAATTACCGCCAGCCTGTAATCAAGCGACCTGTAAACTATGACTTCTATTTAGAGTCGGATTACTTGGCTCAAATCAACGAGGCTATCATGGCTAAGCAGCCACCGTTTGTTATCCAATCCATCATCTATAAATACCTTCAGACCCTTTACTATCCAGATGTTCAAGGTCAGCAAATATTCAACCTAATCAGCCAAGCCGATAGGTTGCTTACAATGACTTTGGATGAGATCAATCTGAAGCTTTCGAAGGGATTGGTAGATAAGTGGGAGGTGGTTCTGCATGATTCGGCTATCAATTTGGTGAACGCTTTGATGATGGAGAATCCTGCATTCTTTGAGCAGGACTTCGACACGCAATTGGCTCAGTTAATAGAGCGCGCTAAGAATATTGCTGCCAGCATTCAGTTGACTACCGCAGCTCCCTTCAACGCACAATCTTTGGTTAGCAACATTGTAGCTGGCATCTAATGGCAACGATTAGTGAGCTGATAGCCAAAAAGACTAGGCGGCTTACTACCGTGCCTGATGAGTATTTAAATGCTGTTGAAAAAGCACAAAAAAAGCTTTTACCTGACATTATTGATTTATTAAGGACATTAGAATTAGATTCATCAGGTAATATTATTCTTAATAGTTCAAATCTTGGATTAGCTACAAACGCTAAAGAATTTGTCCAAGAGATATTAGCTTCATCAGAGTATACTAATGCTATTAGAGATTACGCCATTGAAATGGGTAATCAAAAAAGTATAAGCAACGAAATATTTAATAAAAGCTTTGATGGTTTTAAACCTAAATCAATTGCTGATGATCTATTTAAATTAAATCAAAGGAATGCAGTTGATTTATTGGCAAACAATATTGGAGGTGAAAGATTTGCTGATGTAATTCGAGAAAATATAGAAACTGCAATTAGTAGTAATGCAGGTATAAAAGATACAATCAGGCAGCTTCAGACCATTGTGACAGGGGATGATGAAGTGGATGGCAAGTTGCTTCAGTATAACAAGCAGATAGCTCACGATACCTTTGCCATATCAGATAGGAATTACACCTCAGCAGTCAGCGAGGAATTAGAAGCGGAATGGTTTTTCTATTCAGGAAGTGAAATTGAGACAACGAGACCTTTCTGCTCAGCTCGGCATAACCAATACTTCTACTATCGGGAAATAGAACAATGGCCAGAAGATGCTGGCGATTGGGCAGGTCGGATTCCTGGTACTAACTCATCTACGATTTATTCCTATGCAGGGGGATACAATTGCAGACATTCCATCATACCGGTATCAATAAGTCGAGTGCCTAAAGCAGTGATATTGGAGGCGATAAACAAATATGGTTTTGAGCCAAGCGCGGTAGAAACGGATTTGCTAGGATTATAAAAGCCGCCTTACGGGGCGGCGAGCAAACAACCAAACGCGATTCAAATATAATTAAGTTATTATCCACCACCAAATGATGATGCAAATACTTACTGCTATAGGCCAGAAGCAGCCCTGGAATTTGTCTTTATTATCTTCCATGCCACAATTATAGTTATAAAACAGTAATTTTGTTAAGTATATTTGTATAAAAATCACCCCTTTATGGATCATCTCAAGAAAGCCCAAAGCATGAAGACAGGTCGGGTAGCGATGCTTCCACCATCCATCTACAACAATCCAATCAGGATGGCTAATGGTCAATGGGTGATTATTGAAACGCCGCCTGCAATTACAATACTTGAAGTTAACCAGACCGCTCCAGCCGAGCCGACTGTAGATACCCTTACTTCGGAGCAACCGATTGCCGAAGCACCAAAGAAAAGAAATCGGAAACCAAAACAAACTACAAATGATAGACCTGAAGCAGCTGAATGAGTTCGCAGGTATCGAAGCCGAAAACTTCGACCAATTCAAAGAACAGT